TGCTTTGAAAACATTTTGGGGAAAACTGGCGGTGACCAGCCCGAATTGGCGCAGGTCAAAGCGCATTTGCCCAGACTTGAAACGGTGGGCCTGAACCAGCACAGTTACGGTGCAAGGGTTTCTGCTTGGGCTTCCGATCACATGGGCATTGAGTTAATGCCTTGGCAAAAGCATGTGTTGAACGGCCAGTTGTCGCATGACGGTTTAGGCAACCTGCAATTTCGTGAGGCTTTATGTTCAACGGCTCGACAACAGGGTAAGTCTGTTGCTTTGCAGGCTTTGATTGGTTTTTGGATTACTGAAATGGCGGTAATTCGAGGCAAGCCACAATCTGTGCTTTCGGTTGCTAACAAGCTTGACCGTGCAGAATCTATTTTTAGTGCTATCGCCCCAATACTTGTAGACAAATTTGGGGCAAAAGCGGCAAACGCTATGGGCCGTAAAACTATAAAAATGCCTGATGGGTCAACGTGGGAAGTTAGAGCTGCAACCCCAAACCTGCACGGTGGTAGTCACGACTTAATTGTGATTGACGAACTGTGGAACATTTCGGCAGCTGTAGTTGATGAAGCGTTACGCCCTAGTCAGATTGCTAGGGCCAACCCTTTGCTGTCTAGTTGGTCAACCGCTGGGGACGAATCAAGCGCTTGCTTTATAGCCTTTAGAGAAACGGCCATATCTGAAATTGACAACGGCGATACCGGCAACCTTTACTTTGCCGAATACAGCATGAAGCCAGGTAGTGACCCTAGAAATGAAGCTAATTGGATTATGGCCAACCCAGCAATGGGGCAAACCGTGACCGTTGAAGCGTTACGAGCTGTCAGCAAAAAAGATTCGTTTCTTCGAGCGCACTTAAACATGTGGGTGTCGGCTCGTGGTGCTTGGCTTCAGCCTGGCGTTTGGGACAAACAAAAAACCGATATTGCTATGCCACCAGGCGGCGTGTTGGCTGTTGACACGGACATAACTGACGGGCGTTATGTGGGCGTCAGGTCGTCAGTGCTTGAATCCAAAGCCCATGTGTGTGTTGAATTTATGGTAGATACCGAAGATCAAATGTGGGAAGAAGTAGAACGGGTCATGGCTGACACGGCCACAAGTCTGGTCATTACGCCAGCCCTGCATTTACATTTGCCGAAACATTTGGAACGTCGAAGCACCGTCATTGGTTACGGCGAACTACTGAAGTATTCGGGCCTTATCCAAAAGATGATTGTGGAAGGCAAAGTTAGGCACCGTGGCGAACTGTCTTTGGCTGAACATGTCAACCGTGCCGTGCTAACCAAAACTGGTGGCGGTGTTGTTCTGTCTAGCCAAAAGTCGCCTGGCCCAATCGAGCTGTGCCGGTGCATGGCATGGGCTATTGCCGAATCGTCACGGCCTAAAATTGTGGGCAAACCAATGTTTGCTGTGTCTAAGACACCGTGAGTTTTGGTCAGGCTATTGTTGCAATAGTTCCTGCCCTGCGTCGGGCAGGGCAGGGACACACCCCCGATAGGAAGAAACACCATGGGATTGTTTAGCGGTACCAAAGTTAACAAAGCGGCGATAAGCCCCCAGCCTGAACCGTCTGTTCAAGCAGCTGCGGTTGGCGGTGCCTATTACAGTTCGCAAGTTGCTGGCCCTAACCTTATTGGTGATTGGTGGTCTTACCAGGCTGGCTTAATGCGTAACCGTGCAATGTCGGTTGCCGCTATCAGTCGAAGCCGTGACCTTATGGCGTCAGTCCTGGCAAACATGGAATTAAAGATGTGTACCGAAATGTGGAACGGTGAAGAAATGGAAACCGTACCGCTGGCGCCACGTTCCTGGCTGAAACAACTTGACCCTGAAATGCCAAATAACTTCCTGTTTCCATGGGTTTTTGACGATCTTTTCTTCTTTGGCCGTTGCTTCTTGTACATCACCAGCCGAACAAAAGACGGTTACATGGCCAGCGCCACCCGTCTACCGCAAGGCTCAATTACGACGCCCGACGCTAACGGCCCAGTGTGGTTTGGTAAATCAAAAGAAATCTATTTCAACGGCGGCGCTATAGACCCAGCCGATGTCGTACAGATCTACAGCCCAACCCAAGGCATGATCTTTATGAGCGAGCAAACCATAGCGACAGCCTTAAAACTTGAAGACGCCAGGTATCGCAATGCTTCGAGCGCCATACCGGCAGGCGTACTTAAACAAACTGGTGGTGAACCGTTGTCAGCTATTGAGTTGGCACAGTTGGCTGAAGCGTTTAACCAAGCACGGGCCAGCAATCAGACAGCTGCACTAAACGAATTTTTGACGTACACAGAAACCAATGCGACACCTGACAAAATGCTTTTGATTGACGCCGCCGAATATCAAAGTAAGCAAATTGCTAACTTGTGCAATGTACCCCCGTATTTGTTGGGTATTTCAACAGGTAGTTACGCATACACAAACAGCGATAGCGCCAAGTCTGATCTTTGGACTTTCGGCCTGTCAATGTACGCCAAAGCGATTACAAGCGCCTTAAGCCAACAACTTCCCCGTGGCACGTATGTTAAATGGGACTATGAGGACTATCTAAAAACTGAAGGTGCCGAAATGTACCAACCAGAACAACAACCACAAGAAAACACACAAGAGGAACTAGCGACATGATTCGTTTTACATCAAACACTTTTGCTGTTGAAGCCGCAGGCCCTGATGGTGAAGCACGCCGAACCATCACAGGCATTGCGGTGCCTTACAACACTTTTGCCACTGTCAGCGATGGCACCACAGTGCAGTTTGCACCAGGCAGTTTGCCCGTAGACGGTAAAGCCCCACGCCTGTACATGTACCACGACTCAACCCAGCCTGTTGGTTTAGTGGCCGAACGTGTAGACAGTCCTGAAGCCATGTATTTCACAGCCAAAGTATCGTCAACCCGTGCCGGTGACGAAGCCTTAGTTTTGGCAGCTGACGGTGTAATTGACAGCGTGTCAGTAGGCGTCAACCCCACAGAATTTAAGTACGACGACGAAGGCAACATGACCATTTTGGCTGCCGAATGGATAGAGCTATCGCTAGTCCCCACGCCTGCTTTCGCTGGTGCTACGATCAGTCAAGTAGCGGCGGAAGCGCCACAAGTCGAAGAACCAAAGGAAGAACCCAAAATGGAAAACAGCCCAGCCATTGTTGATGAAGTCGTAGTGCCAACCGCACCGATTTTTGCCACCGCAAAGCGTGAACCACGTCTGCCCAGCGCCCACGAATTTATGGCCGCCATGCACAAGGGTGGCATTGAAGCCGCTAACGCCAACAAAGTTTGGAACGATTACCGCACATTCCACCAGTCGCCCATTGAAGCGGCAGCTGGCGATGTTGTTTCAAGCAACGTGCCTGGTGTTGTTCCGGCTTTGATTCTTGGCCCAGTGTTCCAAGACATCAACTACATCGCACCATTGCTTACCGCAGTAGGCACCCGTGCTATGCCAGGCGGCGGCGCAGGCTCAACTTTTTTACGCCCGACCTGGACTACACACCCGACCGTAGCCGAACAATCGGCACAGCTTGACGCAGTGTCTGCAACCACTTCAGTAATCGCCTCGAATACGGTTACCAAAAAGACGTTTGCTGGCGCAACAACCTTGTCATACCAAACCGTTGACTTCACTGATCCTGCCGCTATGGCAATTATCATGCAGGACTTGGCAGGCCAGTACCTTTTGGCGATTGACAACTACGCATGTGACACGCTTGTGTCAAGCGCAAGTAGCGATGGTGTTTGGGACTTGTCAGTAGCTGACTTGCTTAAGTCGATCTACGACTGTGCCGTTACCACGGTTGCGGCCACCAACTTCTTGCCAACCCATATTGCTGTCGACCCAGCAACCTGGGGCACGATGATGCAGCTAGTCGACACCACTAACCGCCCAATTTTCGGTTACACCGGCGGACAACTCAACGCTTTCAACACCATCGGTGCTGGTGGCGTAAACGCATTCCAAAACGCCAACCCACTTGGCTTGCAGATCATCGTTGACAAGAATTTCGCCGCTAAGACCATGGTGATTTTTAACGCCAACGCTTACGAAATCTACCGTGCTGACCGTGGCCTGCTTTCGGTTGAGAACCCCAGCACCGTTTCACGCACCATGAGCATGTTCGGTTATGCAGCAGTGTTTGCTGCTAACTCAAGCATGATTCGCAAGATCACCCAGGCTTAGTCGAAAGGCGGTTAGCCGCCCATGGCTGTTTATCAAGTCATATTCCACCAGCGTTTAGACGATTACGCTGTGGTTCAAACATTGACAGAACCCGAACTAAATTTGGGCTTACCGTTCACGCTTGCTGGTTTAGGCCACGGTTTGAACGGTACGCACAATGTTTACGCCATACCCGAATATTTGTTTACGGGCGTAACCAGTACTGGCGATCTGACATTTGATTACAACTACCCGATACCTAACCAGGTGTTGTTTTATGACGCAGGCGACAACCTTGACCGCTCAGCTGCAATACCGCAAGGCACCCTGACCTATACGGAAACTTGCACCTGGGTGACCGGCACACAGATTGGCACTTGGCTAGGCATTGCTTTGGCAAGTGTTGACGAAACCGCTTTTTTGGCTCAATGTGCTTCAAGCGCCAACAATTTTATTTTTCGGCGTAGGCAAGAGTCAGGGTATACGGACTCTTTGACTACGGCCCCCAGCGGTGATGTAGAGCTAGCCACAATCATGATGGGCGGAAGTATTTACCGTCAACGTGGCGCCATAGACCAATTCGCAAGTTTTAGCGATATGGGAACCGCTGCCGTGTCAGGCCTGTCGCCGTTAATCAAACAACTGGCTGGTATCCCACGGCCTGCGGTTGCGTAATGACTGTCTACACCGACCTGTTTAATGAGTCGATAGACGACCTGGCAACAACCCTTGCAACCATTACTGGCATGCGTGTGGTGTTTGACCCTGAGAAAATTAACCCACCGTGCGTGTTCATTGACGCACCCAGTTTTGATTGTTTCAACTACAACATCGTTACCATGAATTTTTCGGTAAAAGTAATAACACTAGGGCCAGCCAATTTGGACGGCTTACGCAACGTTTTAAGCATGTGTGCGTCGGTCCTAGCAAAGAACGTGGCAGTAAAATCTGGTCGCCCTGGGTCGTTTCCCGTCGGCGGCCAAATGTTTGCCGCATATGACCTATCCATAGACGTACAAGCACAAGCAGGTTGAACATGAAATACACAATTATTAGCGACAAGATCGGTACCGTAGGCGCAGAGTTTGTGCCTGGTGCCGGTACAAACATTGAAGCGTTACTAGCTCACGGGTTCATTGAATCTGATGAGATACCTAGCGACAGCACAGCCCCAAAATCTGCTAAAACTAAAGCACACACAAAGAAGGATTAACCCATGGCTACTTCGACATACCTTTCTAACCCAGGCGTAATGGTCAACAGTGTCAGTTTGACTGACCAATGTACTGCCGCCACCGTTACCAACATGGCTGAGGCGTTGGAAGCAACCGCCTTTGGTGGTACCTCACGGGTATTTGTTAGTGGGCTTTTTAATCAGGAAATCACGCTTGATTTGTACATGAGTTACGCCGCAACCGAAACTTACGCAACCTTGGCCGCATTGGTTGGCACCACCACCACGGTCAAGGTTTCTAACACCGTTGCAGGCTTGACCACAGCTAGTGCCACAGAACCACGCTTTGAATTGGTGGGCGCTTATCTTGAAAGTCTGCCCGTAATTAACGCAACCATGGGCGAACTGTCAACCATTTCAATTACTTTTAAGGGTGGCGTTTTGACCACCGTTGTTTCCTGATTTAGCAACCCCAACAGCAAAGGCCCGACATGCAACTAACTATCAGAGTCGACCAGGGCGAAGGCCCTGTAGATGTAAAAACCAACCTTTTTACCATTGTTGCCTGGGAACGCAAATACAAGCGTAAAGCCAGCGACATGGGAAACGGAATCGGTATTGAAGATTTGGCGTATCTTGCACACCAAGCATGCCAACAAAACAATGTGACCGTACCAATCGTGTTAGACGATTTCATTAAGTCTTTAGTAGTACTAGAAGTTGTCAACGATGAACCCGACCGCCCTACTTCGCCAGTACCTACCGACACGCTTTAGCGCAAGTTTTAGCGGCGACAGGGTACTGGCCACCTGAAGTAGAGTTTGATAACAATGACCTGGCAACAGTCATCAAAGTTATTAACGAATCACGCAAATAAAGGTTGGTCATGGCAAGAACGCGCGAAATAGAAGGTGTAAAAGACACCGTAAAGGCGTTGCGTCGAATTGACCCTGAACTACGCAAAGAGTTCAATATTAAAGTCAAAGCCATAGCGGCACCTATGACCGACGCTATGAAAAGCGAATATTCAAATAACCGTTTTCCGTCCGGCACAAAACGCAAATGGACTGTAGGCAAAACGGGCGACTACAAAGGTCGATCCGTATTCCCGTTGACAGCTGCTAAAGCGCAAGCAGGTGTCAAAGTAAAAATCAACACTAGCTACCGTGACCGAAACGCTTTTTATGTCATGCAAGCAAACCCAGCGGCCGCCATTTTTGATATGGCCGGCAAAAAGAATATGAACCTTTTGGGTACTGCTTTTAGTTCCAAGTTTGGTGGAAACGCCAGCCGTGTTATGTGGCCTGTTGCTGAACAAAAATTAAATGATGTACAAAAGGGAATTGAAGACCTGGTAGAAGATACCGAAAAAGTTATTCAAAAAGAAGTAAACCGCTAATGGCTATCAAGATTCCGATATTTGCCGACTACGACAACAAAGGCGTTAACGAGGCCGAATCTGCTTTCCAAAACTTTGGAAAAAAAGTAGGGGACATTGCCAAAACAGCCGCCCTTGCTTTTGCCGCTGTCGGTACCGCCGCCGCTGTCGGTGCTTTTAAGGCCGTTCAAAAAGCCAGCGACTTAGCAGAATCGGTGTCGAAGATAGAAACCATTTTTGGAGATAGTGCCCAAGGTGTTTCTGATTTTTCTAAAACAGCCGCCAAAGAATTAGGTTTGTCTAAACAGGCTGTGTATGACGCCGCCGGTACTTTCGGGGTTTTTGGTAAAGCTGCTGGTTTAGGAGGACAAGATTTAGCCGATTTCTCAACAGATTTTACGGTGTTAGCGGCTGACTTAGCGTCGTTTAATAACACCACACCAGAGGACGCTATTAGCGCTATTGGTTCCGCATTGCGAGGCGAATCGGAACCGTTGCGCCGTTACGGTGTCATGCTTGACGACGCCGCATTAAAAGCCGAAGCAATGGCCCAAGGTATCTATGACGGCAAAGGCCCGTTAACGCAACAGCAAAAAGTATTAGCGGCTACAGGCGCAATCTTTAAACAGACTGGCGACGCCCAGGGAGATTTTGCTAAAACCAGCGGCGGACTTGCCAACCAGCAACGCATATTTAAAGCGCAATTAGACAATGTTGTAACAACTATCGGCACGAAATTGTTGCCCGTTTTTATGACTATTGTTAATTTTATTAGCGACAAAGTTATTCCTGTTGTCGAATTGTTAACTGAAGCATTTGAAAAAGATGGTTTAGCCGGAATTATTGACGTTGTTAAAGAACAACTACCAAAACTTAAAGAGGTTTTGGGTAACGCTATGTCTATGTTTTGGGAATGGATTAAGGACGCTGTCCCCCCAGCGTTAAAAGCATTGTTAGACATGCTGTACGATTTGGGTCAATGGCTTCAAAATACTGGCCTGCCAGCCTTGGGTAAAGCTCTTGAAAAGGGCGCTAAAGAATTGTGGAAGTGGATAGAAAAAGCGGCGCCGCCTGCTTTAAAACGTCTTGGTGAGTTAATGGGTGACCTGGCGAACTGGTTGCTTGATGAAGGTTTGCCGATGATGGTTGACAAACTCATTGAACTTGGTGATGCGTTGGTCGAATGGATCAAACCGCAGATCGTGCCAGCGTTGGAAGCATTGGGCGATTTCTTGCTAGATATTCTTGAGTGGATAATCACTGAAGCAGTGCCAAAACTTGGTGAACAGGCCCTCGAACTCGGTGAAGCGATGCTGGAATGGATAGAAGATCTACTGCCAGAAGCAGCCGAAGGTCTCGGCAAATTTATTCTCGATCTGGTCAAAAAATTACCTGGACTATTCGTTGACCTCGTGGAAGAGATGGCGGACCTCGGTACTGATCTAGGCGGCTCGTTGATTGATGCACTTGTTGAAGCCTTGAAAGGTTTAGCCACAGGCGGTTTGAACATTGGTAAAGATTTTGCTAACGCCATTATTGGCTTTATAAATGTTGAAGTTATTCAAAAATTGAACTCTTTACTTGACTTTCAAATTGGTTTGCCTTTTGGGAAAAAATTTGATGTCAACCCCCCTGACCTGCCGGACATTCCTGAACTTGCTCAAGGTGGCATAGTCACAGGCCCAACCCTCGCAATGATTGGCGAAGGCAACGGCCCCGAAGCGGTTATCCCATTAAGCAAACTAGGACAGTTTGGTTTTGGTGGTGGTGGTGCCAATATTACGGTCAATGTCAACGGTGGCGACCCAAACCAAATTGTGGCAGCGTTGCGTCGATACATTTCAACTAACGGAACATTGCCACTGGCGGTTCGCTAATGGCTTTCTACAATTGGAAAACTGACTACACCAGCATTACTAAGTCGTTCAATTATTTTTTGGGTCGCCAATCTGTTGACTCTGCCGTAAGCACGACAGCGTTAATAGCAACACTTTTCAACAATACTGAATCAACTTTTCCTGTTGCTATGAACGATAGTTACGGGGTTACTTTTTCAATAACTGGTACTGATTATGTAACAATTTCTGGTAAAGCGTTTTCGTTTGATTACAACGACGAACCAAACACAGGCACTAATTCAACTGTGACCGTTGCATTTATGAACGCCATAGGTATTAACTCTTTAAGTCAGTTAACAAATCAGTCAATTTCTGCCGGAACAACAAAACAACAGATAGCAAGCATTAACGCTTTAGTTAGCCCACCGTTTAACTATCTGCCTAATACTGGCACCAGCAGTTACAACATGGCCGCACAAACTTTTACAGGTTCACCGTCTGATTATGTGCGAACTCTTGCCAACGCCGAAAACGCTATGTTGGTGTGTCGAAATTCGTCTGAGGCTGAGTACAACAGTTATGCCGCAGGTTTTATTGTTTCACCTTGCAGTATTGGCCGCACTTTGACCAGTACGCAATTGGGTTATCAGTCAATTCGACGTGTTAGATATCGTTCACCGTTTTACAACAAAGTCACGGTTACACCATCAACAGGTTTAACTGCACAGACAGAAACCAACACAACCAGCGTTACTGCATACGGCGAAAAGGCTTACAATCTCAACACTTATTATTCAACTGAAGCACAGGCAGACTCTGCAGCTAGTTGGTATGCAAACGCTTTTGCCAATGATGGGTTTAGGTTTGAAGTTGACTTTTTAGTTGACGCACAATCGGCCACAATGTTTACTCAAACTGCTTCAACGACTACTGCCGGGACTGTTAATACTTCACGTTTTGCTGGCATTGTTTTTGGCAATTTTCCGTCACTAATAAATGTTTCATATCGAGCGCCTGGTGCTGTGTCGGACACAATTGTGCCGTGTATTAACGAGGGTATTCGGGTTAACGCTACGCCTGAATCAACTTTTTGTACTATGTATTTGACGCCAGCAAACGTATATTCGCAGTTCATTTTAAACAGCACCTATTTTGGTGTTTTAGATACCGACCGTCTCGGCTACTAAAGGAGAAACATTATGGCTACACAATGGACAGCAGGGACGACTAGCGGGCAGGTGTTGACTGCGGCGACGCTCAACACCATCGGTGCCGTACCAGTTGATTACACGCCGACCCTGACACAATCGGCGACAGTGACTAAAACGGTGGTTATGGCCCGTTACTTCCAGTTTCAAAAGTTTTTTACTGGTCAAATACTGATGAATTGCACTGGTGCAGGAACAATCGGTAATGCAGTACAGATCGGTTTACCGTTCGCAGTTAAAACAAGTTCGCCGATGACTGGGTTTGGTTACATTTACGACGCAAGCACAAATACTATTTATAACTTGAGTTTTGTACCTTTTGCACCAGGCGGTGCAACCTTGGCAGGTTTTTATCAAACTGGTAATGTTTTTGGAGTATCGCCGAATCTTGCATTAGCAAACGGCGATCAAATCGCCATCAACTTCAGTTACGAGATCGCATAATGAAAACAATTACTTGCACAAACGAAACCTGCCCAGAAAACGGCGTCCAAGAACACTTCTGTGGCGACCCCAACTATGTCGAATGCGGTGTCTGTCACCAACCGTGCGCGCTATCGGAACTATACGACGACCCAGCCTCATGCAACTGGACACCAGGAAGCAACCCTGAAACATGAAAACGCTAGGCATTGTTGCGCTTTTGGCTGTGGCCCTAATGTTTGTGGTTACCAGCTGCAGTGACAGAACCCGTGACACCTGCGAAACCAAACCAACAGCACCCAGGTGCATACCATGAAACGACTAACCAACAGCGAAATCAAAGCCCGACTAATACTCATCGTTGGTATTGCTTTAGCCGTAGCGTTTCTAGGTTCAACTGCAGCTTTGCTTTACGGCCTGCTGTTTGTAATTCAACCTTTGGAAGTCAGCCCTAATGATGAATCAGCTTGGGCGTTACTATCACCAATGATGTTGTTTCTTACTGGTGCCTTATCTGGAATCTTGGCAAGTAACGGCCTCAAAGACAAGGGAGACAAACAAGATGACTAGTCGACCCTACACTGGCAACAAAGACGCTGTACACGCCGCCAAACGTGAAGGTACCAAAGTCTTTGTTGACTACTGCTGTTACCTTTTCGGCGTAACAAACATAGGCATTTTTAACGACAGAAACATGGTTGGCACAACCCCACCAAAAAAATCGGTGCATGCCACCTGGCGAGCTGTAGACCTTAAAGGCACCCCTGAACAAAGGTTTAAAATGATTGACTTCCTATACACCCACCGTGACATTTTGGGCATAGAAGAAATTCACGACTATGCAGGCACCTACAAAAACAACCCTAAAGGTTGGGGCGCTGGGTACCGCTGTGACCGTGACGCCTGGCGTGTCTACGACAAAAACACGATTGGTTCTAAAGGCGCCCAATGGGTGCATGTCGAAGTCGCCCCACTACTAGCTGACCACCCTGATGTCGTTCACCATGCTTTCAAAACTATTATGGGTGTTTGACATAGACCTACCGAATCGGTAGACATACCCCGACCTGACCCCGACTGAAGGACAAACCAAAATGAATGTAAAACGCTTTTTAGGGCTAGCCCTATTCACCTACCTAATGTGTGCGGCGTTTGCGGTAGTGAACCAAAAAGACACACCACCCCAAACCTACGCCGTAGTACCGGCAACAATTAGCCTGGGCGACTTGTCACCCCAACAGCTGCAAGACCGTGCCGTAGAGCTGACAACCACCACTTCAACACAGCCGACTACCCGTGTGGCTTATGTTGACCCAGAAACCAAATGCCAAGAATGGTTGCCGGTAGCCGTATCTGTTGGCTGGCCCAATGACACCGAAACGCTAGAAAAACTAGGCCGCCTGATTTGGAAAGAGACAAGGTGCCTTAACATTACGCCGTTGTCAAGTGACCCCGAATTGGCAAAACGCTTTAATGGTTCAGACCACGGACTGATACAGGCAAATGAAATCCATACCCGTTGGGCAGAAGAACTATTCAACATGCCTTTTGAAGAATCCATGTCAGACCCAACACTCAACCTGCGTTTCGGTTTCCTGCTCTATGACACCATCGCAGAAACAGGCGCTTGTGGTTGGAAGCCTTGGAGAATGTGCTAGCAAATGTTCAATGTTGACCGACCCGACTGGCAACAATTAGCGGCATGTCGAGGCATTGACACCAACCTGTTTTTTCCTAGCAACGCCCAAGAATCAGCCCAAGCCAAAGCCATAATCAGACCGTTATGCGAATCCTGTTTAGTGTTCCAAGAGTGCTACGCCTACGCCGTGTCATTCCCTGAAAAGGCTTTACAAGGCATTTGGGCCAACACCACAGACAACGACAGGCGCCGTATCCGCTACAGTGCCACACCAGTTGGCTATCGTACAAAACAACCCGACTAATGAAAGGCCCGACATGAACCAACAATTAGCAGAAATGACAGCTGCTATAACCAAAGCCGAAATAACTATGAAGGCGGCGGCTTGGCAACTTGAAGCGCAAAAAAAAGACATTGAAATGCTTAGAAAAGCCTTGTTTGAACTGGCATACGTTGCCGAAGAGAACGGTATTTACTTGTCAAATCTGACTAAGCAGACACAAGACACCATTGTGGCCATGCGTTTAGGTGGCTTTAAATGACCTGTGATTTATGCGGCAATAAATTTATTACCCCCGACATACGCTTACAGGCAGAACTTCGAGGTATCTGTTTAAACTGTGCAAAAGAAAGCGATTTCTTTGGTTTTACAGACCATGAAATAAACCGTTGCCAAGCGATGATAAATGTTCTTGCCGCCGACGCCAAAATGACTTCGGCTCAACGCCAACACTTGAAAGATATGGGCAACTGATGGACCTATCTAACTATGTCGACGTACCAACACGGTTTGCTATGGCATTAGAACGCTGGCCCGAACTACGGGTAATGGAAAACCGCCCCGAAATTATCACTATTGCAGACAAGACTTTTATATCGGTCACCATGCAAATTTGGCGTACACCAGACGACCCGATACCGGCACAAGCAACCTGCTTTGAACCGTTCCCAGGCAAAACCAGTTTTACCCGTGATAGCGAACAAATGAACGCTTCGACTTCCTGCCTGGGTAGGTGTTTAGGTTTAATGATGTCATTTGGCGTCAAAATGGCTAGTGCTGAAGAAGTACGCAACCGACAGCCCGACACGGTAGCCCCAGCAGTGCTTGTCAGACAGCCCCAAAACGCCCGTACAACGTCGCTAGGGCAAATTGCTAACAATGCACCATCTGAAGCCCAACTGAAGTACCTACGAGGTTTAAATTATGAGGGACCAGTACCCGAAACTAGAGCTGACGCCACAGCCCTGATTAAAAGGTTGGCGCCATGACCGACCTATTGACTTTGTTTGACATTGACAACCCACCGTTACCCGTAAAGCGCCGCCCACTAATCAAAAGCACACCGCAGTTAGTCGCCCGTTTCATGTCGAAGGTTTATGTCGAATACGGCATGCCTCAAGGCTGTTGGGTTTGGACAGGCTCACGCCAAATGTACGGTTACGGCGAATTTAACATTAAAGGCACCAACTACCGTTCCAACCGTGTCGCCTACCAAATGTTCTGTGGGACTATCCCCAACGAGCTAGTGGTTTGCCACACCTGCGACAACCGTTTCTGTGTCAACCCTGAACACCTGTTTCTAGGCACAGTCCGAGAAAACGCTTTAGATATGACAGCAAAAGGTCGCAACCGAAACCAGTTCAGCAAATGAAAGAATCTCATTTCCAATCTCAGGTTATTATGCTGGCAAAACTTCACGGTTGGCTAGTTATGCACACCCGTGCTGTGGAAATCCGCCCAGGGGTGTGGAAAACACCGTTACAAGGTCATGCCGGATACCCCGACTTGACGCTCGCCCATAAATACAAAGGCGTCATATTTGCCGAACTTAAAAGCGAAATTGGCCGTGTCAGCCCTATGCAAAAAGCCTGGCACGAAACATTAAAAGACGCCGGCATGGAAGTACACATATGGCGCCCTAGAGACATTGACGCCATTTCAACACGCCTAGCCAACAGGCCGCCACACTGACCTGATACAGTCGCCACAATTTCATTATTCGCATGGGTGTATCAGGGTTGTATCTGACGGGCCGTAAACAGGGGAACCTGGGTAGACGCCTATGCACCGATGTAGGCGAACAGCGTTTCCAAACGGCACAAATGGCGAATGGTTATCCACCGAACACAAATAGACAGGCTTCCATGGGCTACTTGCCCTAAATAGTGGGGGACACAAACCACCCAACTCTGTGATGGAATAAGGTAACAACTGAGCCTGCGAAGGCGTTAGTTCCCTTGACCTTAGGAGTACCCGACAATGCCCAGACAACACACCACAAACGACCTCACCTATCGACGCAACAGGCAAGCCCTACTAGCCAACAACCCACCATGCCACTGGTGCGGCAAACAAGGCACCACCGCAAACCCCATGACAGCAGACCACCTTATAGAGCATGACCGTGGTGGCTCAGATGACCTAGACAACCTCGTGCCGGCATGCCGTAAATGCAACGGCAAACGTGGTGCCATATACAAAGGCAAACGGGACGCCCAAAAAATGCAAGCCCGTGACAAAGCCGTAAACCATTTTTTTGACACAAACCTAAAGCC